AGCAGGGAGAAGATTACAATATGATGTGGTTAGAAGATTTAAACAAATACCGTCACCTGATGGACGACTAATAGACTGTCCACACCCCCTTGACCCCAAGGGGGTTTTCGCGTATATTAGCCACATTGAGACGCACACACATGATTCTTCGTTCCCATCAGTCCCGCATCGTCACCAAGATGCAGGAATTCAACAAAGGTCGCATCCTTGTTCCTACTGGTGGTGGAAAGACTCTGTGCATGATTGTTGATGCAATCAATG